TTACTCTATCTACTGTTTGTTCCCATGTTTCAAAAACTGTCCCTTCTTCATTGAGGGGTCTATTGTAAGTTCGTCTTGTGACAACTGATGCACGAGTGGATACATTCATTTATAGTTCTACCTTTCCATTTAATTGATTAATTCTCATTTCTGCATAACGTATTACTTTTTTTAAATCTGTGATTTCCGATTCAGATTCTGTTTGATCATCATACGTTTTATAGCCAGCTCGTGTTGCATACTTAATTATATTGCCACGCCAAAATTCCATACCATTACGCATGATAAAATTAATAGGTTGAATAGGGTATCTAGTATAATGACTAGGTCTTTCAACAATGTCTTCTGTTTCTAAAAACAAATCTAAATTTCTTTTTGGTTCTTCGTTTCTTCTTCTTGCCATGTATTCCTCATGGGTTTCATGTACTGAGTCACTAGTAATCATTTTATTCTCCATAATTTTATTTTATTGTTAACGTAATTTTCTGATCTTAATATCTTCGCCATACTAGCTTGAATAAAAGCATCCTTTTCTGTTAGTCCTGCGGACTCATATGCTTTCACTACTTTGTCCCAAGTAGGCTCGTCTCCTAAGATTTTTTCTGCTTTTTTGATACCAACACCTGGGCAACCAGAATACCCATCAACCGTGTCACCCATTAAAGATTGAAATAAATGCCACGTGTCTGCTTCCTTTTTAGAAATCTTTATTATTGTTTCACCATCCACAGATAATTTTCCTGGGATCTGGCGTAGATCTTTATCTATACTTACAATCACTCTTTCATACTGATACTTT